CTAACAAAAGAAAAGTATAAAGCCAACTCTTCCATACTTGGAATACGGTCAAACAGGTCGCCTCCTATAATATGCATATCACAGGTAGACGCCTGTTTGTGAACCTGGTCAAAAAACTCGTTATATCTTTTTACCGCCCACTCTATAGGCACATTCTTTTGTCCAAGTTTTATGTGCCAATCGGCAGTAAATAATATCACGCTACGTTAAACTCATCTTCTAAAGTTTCATCAATTTCATTAGATCCATTGTCTCGGATACGATCTAATAATTCTTTTTGTGCATCTGGAGTAGGACGAGGCATAACTTCATCCATAGACTTCAAGTCTGCTATTAGCTCCATTTGCGCTTCTGTAAGAGCACGAGTCTTACACTTAAGAGCCTGAAGTTGATACTCTACATTGTACGGAAGAGGCCCTGTCTTAACTCTCTTGAATTGAACATCCCATCCAGTTTCTGGATCAGTAGGATCTCCTAAATCTTCAGCTGCAGTAATAATTTGTTCCCACAACTTTTTCTTTAGATTTACAACTTTTACTTGACCATTGTCAATACATTGAGTTGCATAGCTCCACCCACATTTTAGATCGGGATAGTACTCACGAACCCAATCTTTTTCTTGATTATTGAATGCTTCTTTATTGCGATCAAAAGATAAGCACTCCAGAGGAATGTTTTTATCATTCTCGCCTTTTATCCAGTAAACATACCGAGCAAGAATATCTCCGACAAGCCGGAAACTGTTGTCACCATCTACATATTGAAAGCTGGTGATGCTTGATTTTTGTGCAGCACCTTTGTGCTGATTAAATTGAATTGCCATTTTAGTGTATCTCCTTAGGATTGACTTCTTCGTAGCGAAAGTGTATATGTTCATTATCATCTATCAAAAGTAGTCTATTTTGGTCTATTATTTGTAAAGGATTTAATCCCGGCATCAAAACCATATCAAGTGTAGAGTCCTGAGTCGCGATAAAATCTGCTGCTGATCGCAGAGCGCACAGACTTATGTACTGCGCAACTTCACGATGCCGGTACTTATGAGAATGGTATAGAAGAATGTCAGGATGTAGCATGAAACTCATCCCAGAAAAGTCTATCTGCGAATATCTATAGATTGGATCATACTTATTTTTCGGCACTTGTTTTTCAACAATCATGCGAAAGATTCGTACTACCTCGACAACACTCCCTTTGGAGGTGTCATAGATTTTCGGCCAGTCAAATAAGAACATATATTATACTAAAAATTAACCTTCGTGTCAAGAACTATTTTTTTATAGTTGTTTTATCTGGTATCCCTGTTTCATATAGTGTCCCATCCTGGTGGAAGCCTGTCTTTTTGCAGTATTTCCCTTTAGATGTATATCTATAATCACTGGGTCTCTTTTATTTTCTTCTTTTCGTATTACTCGCCCAATCAACTGAGTAAGAAGAGGCTCATTGTTGATTGGTGTACCCAGTATGAGGCAACTTAAATTGTTGAGTGAGATTCCTTCTGAGAATATTGCCTGAGTGCCAAAAAGTATTTTCTTTTTACCATTTCTTATTTCAGACATATACTTTTCTCTATCCTCATGCGAAACCTCACCCGTAACACAAATTGCTTCTTCCCCGACCCTTTCGGCGCATGCTTTCAAGAAATGCACTCTATCGCTTACTACTAAGACTTTATGCCCCTTTGCGGCGTAGGCCGCAGCGGTCAGAGATACCGTATGCCGATACTCATCATTGTTTGCAAGATTCGTTACACGATTTGCCCAAGGAGTTCTAGCTCCATCCATGAATCGCACTTCGGAATGAAGAATATGAACTGTCGGTGGCATAAAGTTTTCTTTTGGTGGTTTATAAACTGTAGAGCCAAAGTAATCACGAAAGACTACATGTTTACCATCCTTTCTTTCTATAGTACCTGACAGTCCTATCTTATATCTTGCATAATTTGTATCTATAATCTTAGAAAACGTCGGAGACGAGACATGGTGCATTTCATCCAAGATGACTGTTCCAAATATTCGACGTATCTCTGGAATATTACGGTAAAGAGTTTGAGTGTTGCCAATAACCACAGGACTAGAAGTATCAAAGCTACCGCTTCCAATAATACTTGGTTTAAATCCATAGACTTTCTCTACCTCCTTTGCCCATTGATTACGCAAAGGAACTGTGTGGGTTACCACAAGTGTTTTTTGACCAAGCTTGCCAGCTATAGCAAGACCTGTAAAAGTCTTGCCCCAGCTGACCCATGCGTTGATTATAGCATTATCTTCGATTGCATCATAAACCGCTTGCTGACTTTCTCGCAAATCAAACTTAAACTCTGGAAGTTCTACTGGCGATAATTCTCTTTTATCTACCACTTCGTAGTCATTTGGAATTAAATCCATTCTTCCAACAGGTATACTTACTAGATCTGTTCGTATTCGTGACATATTTTTTATCACGAGAGGAGGATCTGTAGGATTATAAGAGGCAATAGTATATGTCAACTCTTTATCTAAAAAGTCTTTATACTCTTGAGTTACCTCTAAATATATCCTATTACTAACTACTGCTTTCATAATCCCAGGTCTGTCTTTGCGGTTATATAATCTCTAACGAACCCGCTTCGTACTATGTCCTTTATTTCAAATTCCACAAGATCGAAGCTGTTCATCGCTTTGAGTATTCTAATGAAATCTTGTAGTCCATTTTTCTGCAAGTCTGCCTGTCGGAAGTCTCCACAAAATATAACCCTACAGTCTTCACCTACTCGTGTTATAATTGAATCCAACTCGTGAAATGACATATTTTGGCACTCATCAATTATAATGACTGCATTTTTCAATGTAATTCCACGAATATATGAAGTTGTCATAAAATGCACTAATGTTTTCTGTTTAAGAATATCATAGGCATCACCACGTTGAAATAACTCAACTGCGATGTTTTTATATGGATCTTCATATACTGAGGCTTTCTCTTTTTCCGTTCCAGGAAGAAAGCCAATGTCCCTTGTAGGGACGGCACTTCGTATGATTATAAGCTGTTTGTACAGTCCTTTTATCATATCATCAAAAGCTAAATAGCAAGAGATAAAAGTTTTACCTGTTCCTGCAATTCCGTGCAATACTAAGTTATTCTCACTTTCAAATGCGTTCACTTGATTTTTAGTAAGAGGTTCTATCTCTGCTAGTGTAAGACTTGCTGCTGCAAGTGTTTTTGCTCTTCTATTTGCCATATATTTTATACTTTTCTTCGAGTGTCAGACTTTTTAAATTCTGAGTACTCATACAGTATCCAAGGTATTCCACTTAGATGTAACACACCTGCCCATGAAGTATCAGCATTAGGCGGGCGCGGGATCTTGAAAGGAAAGTTTATTCCTTTCAACCATACGACAGAAGCAGAGTTTTTACGCTCTACTTTTCGTATCTTGTAATACTTTAGGGAGGATGAGTGAGTTTTTTCATAAAGAAAAGGTGTACCATCATTATCTATAAAAGCACTCTTACCGTGCTTTATCAACCCTATAGTATCTGTAACTGCTGCTTTGAGAGGAAATAAATCTTTAAAAGGAGTCTGTAGCCTTCTTCTTCCCAGTGTTTTCCCTTTCATATTTTTATCGTCCAGTAACTTATTATCTAAATATAAAAGCCCATCCTGCTCTTCCCAGTTTGAGGAAGGCAAGGGAAAAGCAGGAAGGGCAACATGACTTATTGTTCTATATGTGATCACCATACATTTTTTCAAACTTACCTAAGGAATAGTCGTCATGCACATCAAAATCACAACCGACAGGAGCACCGGGTATAGATATACCTCGATCCATTTGGATACAATTTTTGAGAATTTCTGAGTATTCTTCCACTTCATCTTTCGGAACCTCTGCGAGTATTGAGTCATGTACCAATGCAAAAATACGAGACTTCATACCATATGCTTTGATAGTTTTATGAGTATCTATTGCGCCTAGAAGATTAATGTCTGAAGCAGCAGACTGAACGAGAAAATTAAGCCCAGACCTAACAGTATGACTACGAATACCAGCATCCTCAGATAGTACGTTTGGTAGTCTTCGTTTTCGCCCAAAAAACGAATAAACGAAACCATTCGATTCAATGAATTTTTGATTTGTCTCAATCCACTTTTTAAGACGGTGAAAAGAGCCGAAATAATCGCCAATAACTTCCTTAGCTTCTGATACACTAAAATATGTTCCTGAGTCTTTTGTTACTTGTTGACTGATCTTAGAAGGACCAGCGCCATACATAATACCAAATGTAACTGCTTTTGCAGCTTGTCTTTGAGTTCCGTAGAGTTCTGCAACATCCTCTACGTCACATGGTAGTTTAAATACTGTCTTCGCAATACTACTGTGAAAGTTACCGCCACTGCGAAAAACATCCATGAGTGCTTTATCTTCTGCAAGTTTTGCTGCTACATATACTTCTGCGGTAGTTAAGTCCATTGCAACAATTTTGTGCCCTTCTTGAGCCCTGATACACCCCTTGACTATTGGGTTATCACGAGGCAGTTGTTGCATATTAAGTTTACCACTAGAACTAAGACGCCCGGAAGTAGTACCATGAAGGTTAAAGTTAGTTCTGAGACGAGAGTCGCGATCGAGCTGAGGAATAATCTTATCGAGGTAAGTATTCTTGATTTTAGACTTCTGGCGTATGTTAAGAATGAACTTCGGTACGTCATGTTCTTCCCCGAGCTGCTGGAGGACTTCTGCATCTGTTGAATTAGCTCCTGTGCCCGTCTTTTTCCCTGTAGGCTGGAGTCCAATATAGTCAAATAACAGAGATCGTAATTGTACGGTGCTGTTGGGATTAAAGTCTTTTCCTTGTGCTTTTTCAAATTCTCTTACCGCCTCTACTTCATATAACTGATTGATTGCAGCATCAATATCATCCTGCATTAGTCCCTGGGACACGAGAAGCCGCATACGATCAAATGGCACACCATTGTCCTGTGCATCCATGAGAAAGCGGCAGCCAGGAATAAGAATGTGGTCATATACCCACTTGAGTTTTGGATTTTGCTTGATCTTCACAAATTTTTCGTAAAGAAGAAAAGTACACACAGCATCCATAGCTGCGTATGTCTTCATTACATCAAATGGAATCATATCCCAAGAGAAACTTTCTTGGTTGTATCCATTCGCACGCTTGTACTGATCTATCCAATCGTACATGGGCTTCTCGTAGTCCCCATACGGAGTAAACTTAATTGATAGCTGTTTAAGGCCATGCCCTCCGGGATTCTCGTCTATGAGGTAATGGAGCAACATGGTATCTTCAAAGTCAGGAAACTCAAAGCCAAAGTGATATTCAAAGAATGCCATATCAAACTTGGCATTGTGAAAGATTACTTTTGTATTACGAAAGAGTGTTCCTAGCTTTTGCTCTATATCTTCATCGAAGCAGTCAGTGTCAATGTAGATACCATCTTTGCCTGTATAGGACATAGATATACCTATCATGTGACCATTTCGAGGATACAATCCATTTGTTTCTGAGTCAAGCGCAATATACTGAGGCTTTGCTGCAAGAGCGGCATCAATCCAAGCTCTAGCTACTTCAGTATCTTGCGTACCCATTGCAATGCTTTCATCAATAACTACATCTTCTATCTCACCATTGATGTATGCAATAATATTATCTTTGGAAGAATCCCACGTTTTCTTTGCCTCTGGTTTGAATGCAAGCATAGCAGGATTAATTACAGGCAAAAACTTACCTTCCACTTTCTTACCAGAATATTCTGTAACTGAATTAATTTTTGTAAAATATTTCAAAGCATCACTACCTACAAGTACAACCCAGTCATACTCATCTGTATTAATTGAAATATCACAGTCTCGCTTTAGAACTTTCTTGAGCGTAGGATCAGAACACAACTGATACTGATCAAACTCAAAAGCGTTGTCAAACTCACGAGTGAAGTTTGTACGGCTTGGTTTAGTTTCTACTAATGCAACTTTAGGCATATAATTTACTCTCCAATTTTCTTACTTGAGTTTCGGTAAGTGCACCCGGATCTAGTTCTTTCATAGATATATTTCGGGTTACGAGACCAACTTTCTCGCACATTACCTTTACATTTATTGCTGCTTTTTGGCCTGCTTCATCGCCATCAAAGAAAGTAGCTAGTCTACTTACTCCTTGAATCTTCAGCATGCCAAGTTTATCTTCATTGATGTTATTTGTGCCAAAGCAACACAGCGCATTCTCAATCCCCTTATCATAAAGATTGATAACATCATAGATACCTTCTACAAGTATTACTTCTCCAAGTCTTGGAGATACTTGTGGAAAGAGAGGAAGCTTTGCTCCTGGTGGTGTAAACTTATACTTAGGTGTACCACCGGCAGTATGTCTGCCTTGAAAAGCCACTATCTTTCCAGAAATATCCCTTATAGGAAAGTTTATTCTACTAATATAATTGGATCCGGTGTGCTCAAAGGCTTCAAATCTCTTATAAGTTTTGGGTGAAATATTACGCCAATTTCCAACATAAGGCATATAGTTAGCCGGAAAATTAAGTCCAACATTTTCTGCACGTTTCTCCTGTATTTTGCGCTTCATTACTTCGCGTCTTAACTGTAACCCCGTTGCGGCTTCTCCAAAGTGTGTAAAAAGATTGCCTTTAAACTCGCATGAGAAACAATTGAACCGACCATCTATCTGGTCGATTCTCATACTTGGATTTTTATCATCATGTTCAGGATTGAGACAACGTACTACGAAGTCTTTCCCCTTTGGGATGAAGTGTATCTGCTTTGATTCTAATAGTTCTTGTACGTTCATTACCAAAATATCATTAATAGTATCACTAGTACTATGCAAGCTAGTGTAAATGCGGACTCAGGATCTCGGATTACTTC